GTGCCTTGTTCTAGCAACGCCATGGTAGTACCTACGGGTAGTTCTTGATTACCTTCGCCGATTTGTAAATTAGTAGTAGAGGCAAAGCGTTGTCCTGCTTCGACACAGATACCCATTAAATTTAACAAAGTACCCGAAGGTTCTTTGTACGGTAGTGGTACCAAAGATTCTCGAAGTGCACCACTAGGCGCATCGACATCTCTAAACTCGCCTGGCTCCAAAGGAGTCTCGTCGTCCCTGATTCTTAGACCACGAGCTTTGAACCCAGCGGGTAGATTGGAGAGTGTGCCCGCATCTATCAACTGTCGCAAAGTAGCGGTGGCAGTTCTTGATAGCCCACCAATCATGTGGATGAGTCCAAAGCCGTAAAAGCCTAATCCTGGTAAAAACTTGTAGTGCACAAAATATTGTATTTTGGCTTTGAGTGGATCATCCTCTCGATAGTTGCGACGGATAGATAAAATTTTTGCAGAAGTTTTATCTATCGTAATTATGTAAGGTATGTGCATCCCGTCGGGATCTTCAAACCCAGCGAGATCGAGCGTGACGTGACACTCTAAAATTTCATACATCATGTCGGAAGTATCTTCGATACCTTCGAGTTCGTCGGTTTTGTCTTGCACGTCATCAACTCCAACGTAAGATGGTTTGATTTCTATATCTAAATACGCACCACTAAGTTGTTGCGCTCTGATTTCGTTGTGTGTCATTTTGACTACGTGCGTAATACGATCACAAGTATTTAAATCACTGGCTGAATACGGCACTAATAAATCTTCGACTGGCACAAACAAACTGCACGGTCTTTGCTTCATAGTATCGTAGTAAACTTTTTTGAACGCTGAACCAGCTAAAGGTAAATAGAAAAGTAACTGATCCATCTCTGGGGTGTACTCTTCCATTTCCGTAGTGATCTGATAGTTCATGAACTCTTGAACACGACTAGCTTGCATTTCTACTTCTGGTGTCACTGCCCCCATGATCTGAGTTTTGACTGGACCTTTGGATGGTAGTAGTTCTTTAAATGCTTGAGCTTGGAATTGAGTCACCGCCTCTGCCATCATCGGGTGAGTTACCCCTGAAGCTCCAGGGAAAGGTCGGTCACGATCTTCGTATTTAAAACCTAATAAATCTAATCCTCTAATATAAGTGTCTTCCCACTCTTCACGACTGGACTGATCGTCTTCATAGTCCGCCATGATTTGTGAACTCAAAGCGCCGAGCTCACCTTCGTCCATAAATTCTGCTAAGTTTGCATTGAAAGGAATTTGTTGTTTGCTTTCGTCTTCAGGGAAAAAGTTTACAGTCCCTGAACCGTCGTCATTTAATTCTACTTCAATGTCAGTGTCCGTAGGCAGTGGTTCTTCGATCTCAACGGTTTCGCCAGACTGGACATCGACGTCGATTAAGTCGGAAACTCGTTCAATATTTGTGGGTTGCTTGTCTGCCATAATAATATTAGTAGTATACCTTTAGTAGTCTAGGTTCGTCATCGTCTAAATCTTCATCAGAGTTTAAACCTATAAGTCCGCCTTGTCGATAACGCATTAACGCTTGAGTAGTAGAATCCACCAAATCGTCATGATCGCCGTGAGGAAAAGCTGCACATTCTTCTACTAATTCTTCTGCCCAACGCGTCTCTGGTACGTACACCATGCCTGATTCTAGCAGTGGTGAAATCGCATTGACTCTAGCAATCTTGTCTTGACCTTTGCCTGGTGAATAATTGACCACTGGTATTCCAATTTGTCGCAGTTCATGGGTCAAAGGCATACCTGAAGCTTTGGCTTCGATAATAACTGTATCGGGTTCCCAGTATTTATACTCGTCAAAGGCTATGCGTTTAAGTTCTGGAAAGTCCCAGCGCCCTTTTTTTACGTCGAGTAGTAATAATGCCGGAGGACCACCTACTTCTTCAGGGTAAAACACACACCAAGTGGTAATAGCTGAATAATCTGCAGTTTCTTTCTTAGAATACGCCGTATCATAGGACTGAATCACGTATTGCATGTTCGGAATCTCTTCTTTGTCCCAAATTTTCCACCATTCTCGTTTTAAAATCGCTCCTTCTTCAGAAGTTGGGTTCTGTAGCCACTGTGCCGACCACTTAGCTACGGGTAAAGAGGCTTTTATTGCCTCTAATTCGTGTAATTCCCAGTATTCGGGCCATAAAACGTTGCCAGTTTCTGGAAAAATAGCAGGAAACTCGACAATTTCCCATTTGTCCGCTTTTTCTTCGGCTTGTTTGGCTAATAATCTGCCAGTTAAGTCCTTGGTCGACCAGCGCGTCATCACTACTACGATAGATCCGCCAGGTTGAAGCCTTTGACGTGGTCCTGAACTGTAATATTCCCACGCATTGTCCAAAGCTCGAGGCGACATAGCGTCTTGTTCCGAGTGAATATCGTCTAAAACCAATAAATCCGCACCACGCCCAGTCACCGCACCACCAATACCAGCGTAAAACGCCTCACCGCCTTTGTTAGTCTCCCATCTTCCTGCCGATTTGTTGTCAGCTTTGAGAGAAACGTCAGGAAACACTTGTTTATATTCTGGTGAGTCGATTAGATCACGGACCTTACGTCCGAATCTAAACGCAAGTTCTGCCGTGTGCGTAATCTGCATGAGTTTTAGTTTTGGATTAATACCTAAGAGCCAACTTGGAAAGAACACTGAAGCAAATTCAGACTTGGTATGCCTTGGTGGCATGTTAATAATTAATCTTTTGATCTTGCCGTTGGCTACGTCTTCTAGTTTTTGTGCAAATATTTTATGGTGCTCGCCTTGTACAAAATCAGGCCACATGTGTTTGATGTATTCAATAAAATTTTCTCTGCCTTCCTTTTGTAAAATTTTAGCGTCTAAAGCTTGAGTGTAAGACAGCAGTTCTTTGGCTGCGTCTGGATAAGTTTCAGCAAACTTTTCTAAGTCAAAGTCTTCTTTTGTCATTTTGTTTTTTGAGTCCTGCTTGTTTACCAATCATATATCCTATAACAAAAGGTATCACTAAAACAAATATTCCTAACAGATCTATCATTTGAAAGGTTTTAAAGTAGGCACGTGATTAATTATATTCAAAGCTTCTTCCAAGCTTTTTCTGGTATCTAGCTTGTCAAAATCTTCTACGCGTTTAGAGGTAGACTTCATGTCAGTATTGTAGGGTACAAATAAAACTTTGCCCAAAGGTATCGCAACCAAAGCATAGATGTCTACGTCACTAGCAGTGTAACGAATCTTTTCTATATCATCAGGTCTATATCTGCCAGGTCGAAAATCCCAACGATAATATTCATTGCCTTTGTGTTTCCAAATGCTGTTGGTGCTTTTTACTTGAACTTTATACAGACGATCAGAATGATCTAGGATAAGATCGGCTTTGCTATTTTCGTTGGTTAAGATTACAGAGTCACAATACTGCAGCAAATAAAATGCTACTAGGTGCTCTCCAGCTCTACCTATCCTACTTTTTTCATCAACCACAAATTTTCTCCGGGTCGGGACTCCTACCTTTATATCTGCAAAAAGGGGGTCTTGAGTCCTAACTTAACTGATATTTTTTCTTGTGTCTATTTCTTTTCTATATGTATACATATATGTGTATATATGTTTGGGGGGGATAGGGTATCAATAAGGGGCTACGCGCTTCTAATAGGGAAAAAATTTTAAAAACCACTAGATATTGTGGTGGAAGATCCTGGCTCAAAAACACTAGATATTGTGGTGGAGGGTCTTGGATCCCAGCTGACAAATCACTAGATGTTGTGTTTTAGGATTTTAGAGAGTGATCACTAGATGTTGTGTCTTTTGTCGCGTGACCTGGCCAGCTGGCCAGGTCACGGACAGGTTATTCAAGCGACAAGCGACAAGCAATTAAGCTTGCTTGGCTTCCTCCTCTTCTGGAGTACAAGCATTGCACCACTTCTCATAATCAAAATTAGGATTATCCTCTTGAAAATAATAACCTAGATTCATGACTAATTCGTAAGGGTCAATGCCAACCTCTTTGGCATTGTGTACTCCCTTATCAATTAGCCATGAGGCGTCCTTTATTATTTTCGCCATTGCGTTGAAATCTTTTCTAGTCATCATATTTAGACTCCTTCTGATTAAATATCACCGAACATCTTTTGCCATCAGCAAATGGATTAATTTCAGCTTCATTAAGTTCTTCATTAACTTTAGCTGGAACTTCCCAGATTTGAATCGGTTTATTTCTGATTTGTTTGAATAGCCATTCTTGAACCATGCTTTGGCAATCTTCAAGACTAGCACTACAGATCCTGGGGAGTCCATCTTCAACAGTCTTAGCAACATATACTTTTATTTGTTTCATAATTTCCTCCTCTTTATATAGAATCTATTAACTCTCTAACATCATACAAAGTATCGCTTAGAGTGTTACAACCAGAAGGTAAGCTAAGCTTACCTTCTAGTCCAAGTTCTTTGACTTTTCTCTCTATAGAGCACCTAAGATGTATCATGTCAGAAATATCATTTTCAATGTTCTCTAACTTTTGTAGTTTATCTAAATGTTTCATATTTACTCCTTTTCTTTATCCTGTATTGAGTGGATTCTGGCAAGAATTACCTGATTCCATTTCTCTTGTGTATTCATTTTTTTATCTAACATAATTTCGTCAAAATGTTGGATAAATCTTTTTTCTGATTTTTTCATAATTTACTCCTCTTCTGTTGGGTTAAAAAACCTGGCCGTTTCTTCTTCTTTTCTGAAGTTTCTGTTGGGACTGCCATTCAAATCTGAATAGAACTGAGCGATAGTCAATAACTCTGGGTAGTCTTTTTTGACTATTTCAAGATTTCTACTATCGCAATGACAAAGTGCCGAAAAGATCATTTGAATGGCTTCAGCAAATCTCGCCGCTCTGGTTTGTGCCATGCCGTTGTCATACATGAAACGACCAACTGAACTATTTTTCACTTCGTGATAGTGATGTTCACGTTTTTCCGAAAGGCTGTAATATTGTGGGCGAACATTCTTTTGTAAGTTCAGCCACACTCCCTGTTTAATATCTATTTTTTTCATATTATTTCCTGTTAAATAATTAAAATTAAGAAACCCGACATCTTGTCGGTTGAGTTGATATTGGGTTCCTGTCCATGTGTTTATATTAACAGCTTTATAGGATAACTCAAGAAATATCTTATTTATTTTTAATGGCTTAAATTAGCTAATTTTGTGTCAGCTTCCAACTATTAGCGACAAGACCAGGGACTAGCGACAAGCTTAGCGACAAGCTTAGCGACAAGGCCAGGGACTAGCGATACCCAACTCTATTAAAGTTCTCTTTCTTGTTCATTTGCGAACACTTGATCATTTTCAGAATAAAAAACATTGGAACCTTCCCCGAACCTAACAATATTTCTTTGATATAAAGATTCAACATCTAAAGCTTTTTTGCCCTCGCTAATCATAGCAAGCACTTCTTCTCTATCTTCGTAACTATCGCATTTGATAGTTATATTAAAAGTTTCTTTTTTCATGCTTCCCCCTAATCTAATAAATAATAACTATTAAAATTATTTTCTGCGTTTGGATAAAATTGACTTGCTTTTCCCTTGCCATGCTCAATGACTTCTTTCTTTAAACAATTTTCAATTTTAATAAATTTAATTGGTAAATCTGAATTAAAACCTTCCCACCCTAAAAACTTTTTAACAGTAAATTCTGATTGACTTCCGTAACCATACTGAAAAGGCAGTTTGTAAATTATGTCTTTTTCAATATCTTCAATTTCTACGGAGAAATAAGAGTTTCCGTTGATCTTATCAAACCATTCTTTAGTAACGGCTATGTATCTATATTTATTTTTCATGCTTACTCCTGTTTCAAAATATATCTTAGGATAGCACTTCTTATAAGATAACTCAATAAATATCTTATTTATTTTCCACTGCTTGGATCAACCGATCTTGCACCAGCTTCCAGCTATTAGCGACAAGATTATCGACAAGCAAAAAATCAGTAACAAGCCCATTAGCGACAAGATTATCAACATGCAACGAGGGATATAGATACAAGCAGGATTTTTTCGAGGGTCTTTGGACGAGGGACTTAACCAAGATAAAACAGGGAGCATTTTTTCTAGTTTTATGAAAGGCAATTTGGTGAGGAGAAATTTTTATTCGTTTACTTTTCGTTACTTTCAACTCGATAGTAAAAAGAACCCCATTCTCCGTAGTGCCGAGCAAGTCTGGAACACCTTGTGTAGCCCACGATTCAATTCTTAACCACTGTATTTTATTGACATTTTTCTTGAGTTGTTGATAAAAATTTTTTTCAGGAGTGCTTGCCATATATGGGACGTTTGCTATACTTATAAATAAGAGTAAGTTACATAGTAACTTATTAAATAAAAATAATAAATTAACAGGAAATTAATTATGAAAAAACCAATATACCCCCCAATGAAAAAAATAATCAAATCACTTAGCTTACAAGAGTTATATGAATTTAAAGATATTGTTCGTCAGAACAAAAATCATACTAATGAAGAAAGGTTAGTGCTTATAAAATATATAAATAAAATAATCACAAAAAAAATTGGAGAATAAAATTATGAAAAAACCAATATACGAATCATACGAAGTGGGTTATGAAAAATCGGCAAGTATTGATTACTTTCATGAAGGCACGGAAGAAAAGTATGTAGACAAAAATATATACAAAATTGTTTCTACTAAGTACAAAGAAATAACCGATCAAGATGACTTAGAGAATGGTCTAAGAGATTGGCTTTGGAGAGTACAAGTTTTTAATAAAGGAGGTAAATAATATGGGTAATAGAGCCGTAATAAGTATGGCTTGTGAGGGTATTCCAAAAGAATACTCTCCAAGCATTTATGTACATTGGAATGGAGGTAGAAACAGTGTTGAGAGTTTTCTCGAAACTGCTAAACGTCTTAAAGTGAGACCAGAAGAAACCTATGGTATGGCAAGACTTTGCCAGATTATAGGCAATTTTTTTGGTGGAACTCTCTCTTTGGGAATGGGGGCTTACTGTCAGTTAGATACCGATAATTTTGATAATGGGGTCTACTGGATAAATAGTAAGTTTGAAATCATAGATAGAGAACACAACGAACACGAAGAGCAAACAAGCCCTCCAGAAGTAATGCTTGATAATATTAATCATATTATTGCGTGTAACCCTCAATTCAATAAGGGGTATTCAGAATGAGTAAAATGAGTTGGATACATCACGAACTAGAAGAAGCAGAGACTGAAATAAATGCTCTCACTTCTAGAGCATTTATTGGAGTTGAACATCATTGGACGGAGGATAAG